ACCAGCAACGGCTCGGGCAACAGCAACTCGCAGCCGCAGGACCAAAACAAGCAAACCCCCACGCAATCGAAAGGGCCCGTCACGCGGGTGAAGTGACATGAACGAACTGATGGACATCAAGTTCTGGGCAGGCACGGAGGAGTCCTTCGGGGTCTACCTGCTTTGCCTGAAGAAGATGATCGACAGCGGCGACTTCGAGAAGTTCGCCGCGGGCGCGTTCGCCTCGCAGCAGTCGCAGGCGAGCGAAGAAGACGTGCCGCGCCTTTTCTCGCAGCACGGCAACGTCGGCATCGTCAAGATCGCCGGCCCCTTGAACAACTCGAGCTCGTGGCTCAACCAGGTGTACGGCATGACCGGCTACCCGGAGATCCGCGATGCGATGGTGTACGCGGCCAAGAAGCCCGACGTCGGCGCGATCGTGCTGGACGTGGGCTCCGGTGGCGGCGCGGTGGCCGGCGTGTTCGACACCGCGAACCTGATCTCCACGATCGACTCGCAGGTCAAGCCGGTTCACACCTTCTCCTCGGGCGGCATCATGTCCGCGGCCTACCTGCTTGGCTCGGCCGCGCGCACGGTGAACATCGATCAGATGGCCGAGGCCGGCTCGATCGGTGTCGTCGCGGTGCACCAGGAGATGAGCAAGATGCTTGCCGACATCGGCATCACGCCCACCGTGATCCGCTCGGGCAAGTACAAGGCGCTGGGCAATCCGTTCGAGCCACTGAACGACACCGCGAAGTCGGAAATGCAAAGCCAGGTCGACCACCTTGCGGGCATCTTCGATCAGCACGTGGCCGATCAGCGCGGCACGACTGCGCAGATCGTGAACGAGAAGATGGGTCAGGGTCGCATCTTCATCGGACAGCAAGCCAAGGATGTGGGCCTCGTCGACGGCATCAGTTCGTTCGACGCAGTGGTGTCCAAAATCCAAGGGGGGATTGACTCTGCAAAAGACCGCTCCAAGTATGGCGCGAATTCCACGAACAAGAACAACCAAGGAATTCAAGCAGTGAAAACTCCTCTGACCGAAAAGGACATCGTCGCTCTTGCCGCGGCGGGCTTCGCCGTCAAGGCCGATGCCGAACTGACCGCCGAGCAGACGCAAGCGCTCGAAGCTGCTCGCAAGGCCGAGAAGGAAGCTGCTGACAAGGCCGCGTCCGACGCCGCTGCCGCTGCAGCCTCCAAGAACGACAAGACGCCCACGGCGCTCGAGCTCGTGCAAGGCCAACTTGCTGCCGCGCAGGCGCAAGTCACCAACCTCACGATCGAGCTGCGCGACGAGAAGGCCGCCAGCGAGAAGGTCAAGGGCTCGCACGCTTCGATGCGCGCGATCGTCGTGGCATCCGCAGGTCGCATGAAGGTCGCGCTCGGCCAGACGCCCGGCGGCGAAGACGCACTGGATGACGCCGCTCTGCTCGCTGCTCACGAGGCTCTCGTGACCGAGTTCCAGAAGAAGTTCCCGGCCGGCGGCGTTGCCGCGGTGGCCGCGGACAAATCGAACAAGAGCCAAGACGCGTCCGATCCCACGCGCGCGGCTCGCATCGCGGCGACGCGTCCCACCGGCAAGAAATAAGGAGAACAAGAAATGCCGAAGTTCCAGATGGGCGTCACGATCGCGCCCGACCAAATCAACGATACCGCGCGTATGGGCGGCGCCTCCGGCGCGAACCCCATGACGCAGAGCGACCAAGGCAAGTTCGTCAAGCTCGCTGGTGGCAGCCGCTATGACCTGTGCGACGCGGGCGACAAGATCGAAGGCATCGCGCAGACCGTGCAGGACCCCGACAAGGGCACCTACGACGGCTACACGCTTGGCGGCGTGCAGAAGGAAGGCCGCGCGATCGCTTACGCCGATGGCTCTGAAGCCGCCGGCACGGGCTCGCTTGCCGTGGGCGACTATGTCGTGTGCGGCACCGTCGTGGCCAAGGGCACGGCCCTGACCGACTACCCGAAGGTGCGCAAGGCGACGAACCAGCCCGGCTCGGTTCCTGCCGACCTGACTGCTGCGGCAGACCAGGTGAAGAACGCGATCTTCGCGTGGCGCGTCATCGAGATCCTGTCGGGCACCGGCGCCGTCGGCGACAAGGTCCTCATCGAACGCGTGACCGACTAAGCGGCCCGCCACCACAAGAACAAGGAGAAAAAAGTGGCAAAAGAACTGGTTTACGTCGCAGCTAACGGCGACAAGCTGCCGATGGACCTCTCGCTTGCGATGGTCAAGGAGGCGTGCGACGCTGGTGTCGGTCTGCGCGAGTGGATCAACGCCAAGTACCCCACCAACGCTGAGCGCGACGGCACCGCCTTCGAGCAGGCGATGGAGCAAGCGGGCCTGTTCATCGGCGGCAACCGCGCGATGGGCATCCGCAAGACCAACTTCGCGGACATCCTGAACCCCGCCAACGAGGCTGCGGGCTCGGTGATCACGCGCGACAACGTGCCGGCTTCGCGGATTCTGTTCCCGCCGGCCATCCTGTCGGTCATCGAAGACAAGCTGAAGGTCGACTACAGCGAGTCCACCGCCGCCATCAACTCGATGGTCGCGTACGAGGACTCCATCCAGGGCACGCGCTTCGAGCGCCCGGTGCTGAACTTCAGCAAGCCCGAAGCCGCTCGTTCGGCACCGGTTGCGCAGCTCTCGCTGCCCAACTCGATGCTCTCGATCACGGCGTCGGACAAGCCGATGGTCGTGCCGAGCTGGTCGCTGGGCATGGAGATCTCCGAGCAGGCGCTGCAGATCACCTCGGTGGACCTGGTAAGCCTTGCCCTCGGCCGTCAAGCCGAAGTCGAGCGAAGCGAGCGTTCGTTCACGCAGATCCTCGCGCTGCTCCAAGGCGACCCCGACAACGGTCAGGCTGCATTGAGCGCCACCGAGGCGAAGACCCTCGACGCGTCGATCACGACCGACGGCGTGCTCACGCAAAAGGCGTGGGTGGCGTGGCTGTCGCGCAATGCGAACAAGCGTCGCATCGACACGATCGTGACCGACCTTGCCACGGCCATCGCGATCGAGAACCGCACTGGCAAGCCGGTGATCACGGGTGACAACCCGAACAGCAAGCGCATCGACACGCTGTTCGAAGTGATGAACCCGCACTGGCCGGATCGCGTGAGGATCTTCCTCACGACCGACCCGAACTGGCCGGCCAACACGATCCTCGGCCTGGACACCCGCTACGGCGTCCACCGCGTGACGAGCCTGTCGGCGCAGTTCTCGGCGATCGAGCAGTTCGTGCTCAAGCGCTCCACCGCGATGCGCTTCGACAACGGCGAACTCCTGTATCGCCTGTTCGATGAGGCGTTCGACGTCCTCACGCTGACGACCGCGTAATCCACGACTGGTCAGTAGACAGGGCGGGCCGCCATGAGCGAACCCGCCCTTTTTCAAGCCCCCAAGGAGAACTTCATGAGCGAAAGCAACGCCAACACCAACAAGAACGCGCAGCCCGGCGCCGGCTCCAACCAAGACTCCAAGAGCGACCCGGTTCCCGGCTCGCAGCTTGCCGCCAAGATGGGCGTCGAGCCCCCGAAGGTCGAGAAGAAGGAGTGGCCGAAGGTCGCGCGCGTGCGCTCCGTCGTGGGCCGCATGGTCCACCTGATCACCGGCCAGGTGATCGACGGCGAGAGCGACAAGAAGATCACCATCGACGGATTCGCCCGCTCGCAGCTCGATGCGGGCAAGTGGGTGGTGGTGACAGACTGATTCCGCAGGGGCCTTCCGCATGGCTTTGACGGACTACGCCGAGAACGACGAAGTTCGCGCCGCCCTCGGCGTGAACAGCAAAGAGCTGTCGGACACGGTGCTGGCATTGCCCGTCTATTTGATGGGCTTGACTCGAGAGCTGAACAAGATCTCGACGTCACTGCCTGCGGCTTTTTCCACGGTCAACGGGATCGCGGTCGATCAGCGCACCGCGATCCAGGAGGCCCTGTACGAGGCGACACGCTTGTTCAGCGTGTACGCCGTCGCGCGTCAGGTGGGCGTGTCGCTTGCGAGCTTCATGCCCAAGGACATCACCGACGGCAAGGCCGCGCTGGGCCGCTTCGCCGGCACGCCGTGGGAAGACACGATGGCCGATGTCGAGCGCATGTACACCGATGCGCGCGACGGCCTGGTGGCCACCTACGCCGCGTACACGAACGCGGACGTTCCCACTTCCGTGAGCTCTCCGCCCACGACGTTCATCGCGTCGAAGCGAAGCTCGGATCCGGTGACCGGAACATGATGACGCTGGCCGACGCGGCCGCGTACTTCGACCGTACGCCGGTCCTCAATCCCGACAACGACAGCTTCCTGTTCAACGGGCAGCTGGAGCCATACGACGACTCGCGGCGCGACGCAGGCGCCGCGTATCGCCGCATCCTCAGCGTCGCGCCGGGCACGGCCGTACCCGAGACGGTCAAGACGCTTGGCCAGGTGTGGCTTGTCGGAAAGAGCGAGAGCGACGCGCTGGAAGACGTGCTTCGCGACAAGTACGTGCTGCAGCCGGTCACCACGAAGGTGAGCGTCAGCCGCCTGAACGACTTCCTTGCCGGCACGGCAACGTCGTCGGTGTGGCTGTCCATCGAGTGGCTCAAGGACGCCAAGGAACTCGAGGTGTCCTCCAACACGGTGCCGATCTACAACGTCATCGCGCCGCCCTCGGCCGATCTGCGTGAGCACGACGTGCTCTGGTACGCCGGGCGCGCGCTGCTGGCGCAAAAGCCGCGGCATCACCCGTCCGGTTACGTGGAGGTCGAGGCGGTGGAGCTCGATCAGGTCTCGCCGGCCGCGGCCACCCTCACGGCTCGCACGTTCGACCCTGTCGCAAGCGCCTACACCACGAGCGGCACCGCCTCGGCGCAGTGCCTTCGCATTCGCTGGCAGAGCCTGTACCTGTACGAGTCGCAGGCGAGCGCGCGGTACCGCGAGGGCGATGCAACCCTTGCGCTTCCCACCGGCACGGCGATCAAGGCTGATGACCGTATCACGCTTGCGGGAGCCGACTGGAAGGTGATCGCCGTGCAGACGCTTGCGGGCGTCGTGTGCGTGCATGCGCGGGGCGTGTGATGGGCCTCGTCAAGAACCTCACCGAGTTCGACTTGGGCATCGACCTGTTCATGAAGAAGGTCGAAGACGCGCCCGTGCAGCAGTTTCGCCAGCTGGTGTGGATGGTGTTCTGCGAAATCCTCGAGCAGACTCCTCAGTGGTCAGGCAAGGCCGTGGCCAACTGGAACATCGGCGTCGGCTCGCCCGACTACAGCTGGGACGACACGCTTGGCGAGCCGGACGTGGGCACGACCGCGCTTCACAACGAGCCCCTTGAAAAGGGCAATCAGGAGTGGATCGAGGTCGCCAAGTTCCGCAATGCCGACAAGATCAAGCTGATAAAGCGGCGCGAGAAGGTCTACATCACCAACAGCGTGTTCGGTGACGACGATCACGGCCGCTCCTCCAATTTCTACCTCGCATCGCTGCAGGACCCGGGCTACTGGCAGCAAAAGCTTCGCGAGGTCAACAAGCCTTACGAGATCGCCACCGAAACGATGATCCGCGTGATCACCGAGTACGGGCGCGGCGGCGGCCTGGCGCTCACGAACGTCGGCGGCCTGTCTTTCGGAGACGAGATATGAGCTTTGACGCATTCCGCTCGGCCGTCGTATCGCAGATCAAGACGTGGATGACCGACAACTACCCGGCCGTTCCTGTGCAGTGGGAAAACGGACCACCGCTTGACCAGGATACGTGCGGGCCGCTGTGGCTGGACGTGTCCGTCAAGGTTCTCACCGGCAAGAACGTCACTTCCGGTGTCCGCGCGCGCGGGCGCGAAAACGGCGTGATCTCCACCAACTTGTATGTCAAGGCCGGCGAAGGCCTGCAGCAGGCCGATGCGATCGTCGAAGGCTTGCGAGAGCTGCTGCGCAACTGCCGCGTGGGCGGCGGCGTGCTGTTTTTCCCGGTGCGCGGCAACCCGCCGCAGATGCTTGGCTGGTACCAGCTGGCCCTGAAAACCCCCTTCTACCTCGACTCGGCGTAGGGGATTGATTTTTCGGAGGGCCTGTCCCTAGTCTGGCCCGAACCTCCCAGAACAACAAGAACAAACGGAGAGAGCAATGGAATTTTCGTCGAGCGCTTCCGGTCAGCTGCGCTACATCGAGGAGGTGACGCCGGGCACCACCCCCAACACCGGCAACGGAGTCGAGCTGCGTATGACCAGCCCGACGACGAAGGCTTCCGTCACCACCACGAAGTCCAACGAAATCCGCAAGGACCGACTGTCCACGGGTTCGACCAACACGGACATGAACCTGGACGGCGGCTTCAACTTCGAGCTCTCGGGCAAGGAGTACGACCCGTTCATGGAAAGCCTGCTGTGCGACGCGTGGGCGCACTACGGCACCTCGGGTCTGGGCACGACGTTCGGTGCCACGACCACGGCCAACACGATCACCGCCGACGTGGCTCCCACGGGCTCGAGCGCCTTCACGGGCATCTCTGAAGGCTCGTGGATCAAGCTTGTTCCTCCGGTGGGCGCGAGCCAAGCCGTGAAGGACTACTTCGCCGATCGCTGGTTCAAGGTCGACTCGACCACGGCGCCGACGGCGACGGTTATCACGCTGGATGCGTCCACGCCGATCGAAGCACCCGGCCTTGTGACGGCGCAGGCCGGCTACAAGATCAGCCAGTCTCTGATCGTCAACAGCACGACCAAGAAGTTCTTCACGCTCGAGTACGAGCTGAGCGACGTGGCCGAATTCCTCGCGTTCCGCGGCATGCGCGCGAACACGATGGACCTGTCGGTCGATGTCGGCGCGATCATCACGGGCTCGTTCGGCTTCATCGGCCTGGGTCACAGCAGCGTGACGGCCACGACGCTGCCGGGCACGCCCACCGCTTCGAACACGCTCGAAGTGATGAACGCCGTCACCGACGTGGGCACGATCTACGAAGGCGCAACGGACCTGCTTGCCAACGGCAGCTTCATCAAGAGCGCCAAGTTCTCGATCAACAACAACCTTCGCGGCCAGAAGGCGGTTGCCGTGTACGGCAACGCTGGCATCGGCGAAGGTGAGCTGGCGCTGTCGGGCACGCTGGACGTGTACTTCCCGGACGGCACCTACTACCGCAAGTGGCTTACCG